CGGCATGAGCACGACGCGAGCGGCCTTCGACGCTGACGCACGCGAGCAGCTCGGGGATATCGCGCAGGAGATGCGCCAGGAGGCGGTGCAGGCCAAGGCGCGCGCGGCTCGAGCGCCGAAGGTGCGGCGGATTCAAATTGCGATCGTCGCGGCTGCCGCGGTCGTGGTGGGCGGCGGCGTGGCGGGTCTGGTATGGTGGTTCTGGTGAGCCTGCCGAGACGCGCGGAGACCGTGGTGCCACTTGCGGAGCGCATCGCGCGCCTGACCAACGTCGAGAGCGAGCAGCTCGAGGCGCTGCGCGCTGCACTGCCTCGCAGGCCGTACGAATCGAGAGCGAGCCTGCGTCGCCGCATCGCTGAGATCCGCGAGCTGCGCATTCAGCTGAACGCGCTGTGGCGTCAGCGCTTCGAGTATTCGGAGGAGCTGGCGAAGGGGCGCGAGGCGATCGAGATCGTCTCTCCATGCAACCCGGAATACAGCTTCATGTATGGCCCGCCGCCCGGCACCGATTCGACGTGGCGGCGGGAAACGGCGCGCGCATATTCGTTCGTGTCGCGCGACCGAAAGCACCACTGGCGCATCGCCTACGCGCCGCAGGCTGACAGATACTTCGCGGCGAGCCTTTGTGTCCGCCCAGAAGGTCCATGGCAGTCTGCGGAAGAGTGGGTTGGATGGTTCGACCGCAACGCGCGCGCCGCCGCTGAGGGGCTGCAGAAACGACCAGCATGAGCAGTTTGCGCGATCTTCTGCCCCTGTTTCTTGCGCTGTGGGTAGTGACGGGGAGTTGCCTAGGCGAGGGCCATGGCCACGCGCTCCCTCGCGAGCGATTCCGCGACGTCGAACAGCCCGAGGCGCCCGAGCACGGGGAACGGCTCGACGGCGCGCGGACGTTCGAACTCCCACACGTAGTAGCCCGTGGGGTCGAACCCGCCGCACGCCTCCGCGTCGGCAGCGGTCCCGGGCCTGCAGCCGACCACCTCGACGACGCCGATCGCGTGGCCGCGCAGCTCGTCGCCCGCGAGCAGGTGCCGCGCGTTGCGGTCGACGGCGGCGCCCGCGCAGACGAGCAGCGGCCCGCGGTGCTTCGTGGGCCATGACCGGACCTCGAGCCGCTTCGCGCCCGAGACGATGAGCCCGGCCCACGGCTGGCGGATGCTGAGGGCGCGCATCATGCCTCCCCGTCGAGTTCGGCGCGCCGCAGCGCGGCCTCGCGGATGAAGCGCGCGAGCGGCACCTTGCGGCGCTTGGCGGCAGCGGAGAGGGTCTCGCGCTCGGCGTCGGTAAGGGCGACGATGGTGCGCTTGGTGCGCGCAGCGTCGGGAGCAAGGGCGGGGCGGCCAGGGGAGCGCTTCGCGGGGGTGGTCATGGGGTCACATCCGGATCGGCATGATAACGCAGGTGACGGTACACGCGACGCCCGATCCCTCGTCGGTGCCTTTGCCCTCCATGCGGCAAGGCGCCAGCGTGTCGCCCCCGAACTCCACGTCGGCGCTCTCGCCCGTCCCCACGATCGCGCAGGCGAGCGCAGCGTCCGCGAGGTACGGCCCATGAATGCGCAGCGCGGGGCAGCGCTCGCCCGCGGGGACGTGCGCGGGAATGACGCGGTCGTACGGCGGGAACTTGCCGCACGCGGGCCCGCCGAGCGCGATCGTCGTGCCACCGAGCTTGAACTCGGTGGCGGTCAACGTCGCGCTCGAGGGCGTGCCGTACTTGCCGACGCGCTTGATCTCGGCGACGCACGCCGCCGCCACCTGCTTGACTGCGCATGCAGGGATGCCCACGGCGAACGGGGCCAAGTCTTTGCACGACGGCGCATTGATGGGGCACGGCGAGCCATCGCCTGTGCAGGAGCAGGAGGCCGCGAGCGAGTAGACGTGCAGCCGGTGCCCATCGGTCGCGACGATGTCGAGGGGCGCGCCGCCGCCTTGCGCGATGTAGATCTGCCTGAGGTGCTCGCGCGTTTCGTCGCGTGACATCGCGGGGGAAACGGCCTTCAGCGCGTCGCGGAGAGTCTTGGGGCTGATCGTGATCATGGTGTTGCTCCTCTCGAGTCGTGGACTCGCCGTTGCCCCCTCGGTCGAGGAGACACCGTCAAGCCCGCGAATCAGGCGGCGGCGCGCAGCTCGCGCATGCGCTCGGCGAGAATCCAGAGCCCGCGATTCAAGGCGACGTTGCCGTCGATCCCGTTGACTGCACGGGACGTCATCCGGCGACCGTTGCGGCGCGGACCGCGCACGCCTCCGCCGACGAGCGTCTCCTGCACGCGGTTGAAGGTCGCCCAGAGCGACGGATCCTGATCTTCGTAGCGGCGCGGGCGGAGCACCTGCTCGACGGTGACGGGCGCGCCCTCGGCCTCGATGGCGTCGGGGTAGCGCACGGCAAGCGCAGCTTCGGCAAAGATGCGCGCCTCGCCGTCGCTGAGGCGCATCGTCTGCATGGCGTCGCGGCTGGAATCGACGGCGCCGAACTGCCCGAGGATGCGGTGCGCGCCTTCGATGACGTCGCGGACAACGGTCCCAGTGTGCGCGACGCGGACGTCATCGACGATCGATCCGACGACGAGCCCGTTGGCGCAGACGAACCGGAAGCACCCAGCCATCATCTTGTAGGCGCTCGTTCCGTCGTGGGAGTTCAGTACGAGAATCTCGTTGACCGAGTCGCCCACCGCCGCGGGCTTGGCGAGCGCGTCCACGTGGCGGAGGCGCAGCAGGTGCTTCGTGTAGGCGGCCTTCCCGGGGACGCGGCTGAGGCCCTGCTGCGCAGCGAAGGGAACGAAGCCCTCACGGCGCAGGCCGGCGAGAACGTCCGACGTCGGGATCATCGCGTAGCGGCTCGAGCGCGAGTCGTGCGGCGTCGCGGCGAACACGGACGGGGCGAGGCGGGCGATATCGTCGTCCGTGAGCGGGTTCGTGTTGGCCTTGTGCGAGTGGCTGGCGTAGCGGCTGATGTTCATGACGGGCCTCCTGATGCGCGTTCGGGGTCGATTCCCCGTCCACACAAAGACTCTAACACCTATTGAAAGCGGTGCAAGAAATATTTTGCGACGCATCGAATATAGCGACGCAACGCGTCAAAGGCGGCCGGATGCAAATAGCAGGGAGACCCGCCGCCTGGAACGCGCTGCGCCGAGGTCATCGCCGGTAGTGCGCAGCCCTCGATTGCACGGCACTGCGCTCGATTGCTGCCGATTGCGCGAGAAAGCCGCGGATTGCTGTAGCCATCAGAGGCGGGGTGGGGGTAGATGGTCATCATGGGGAAGGTGGCGGGGAGCAGGCGACGAGCCTCACCCCACCAGCCACCAGCTCCCCTCACCTGATCGCATCGCCCACACGGCGAAGGCGCAGCGGTCCGCTTCGTAGCGGTCCAGCATGAGGGCAGCATGGCGTACGTCGCGGTAGCAGTCGGCGGCTTCGTCGTCGGGTTGCTCGCGTGGCGATTCGTCGTCGCGGCGCTCCGCGGGAAGTGACGCGGCGATGCCGTCGCGCCCGACGATTTCACGGGACGACGTGCGCGCGCGAGGGTCCATGTCCAAGAATCCAACGCAGCCGAACGCGCAGGAAGCGGCCGCCGAATGGGTCGCCGTTGCCGCGCTGAAGCCGTGGACGAAGAACCCACGGCCCATCAAGCCGAAGCACGTCCGCGACCTCATGCGGTCCATCAAGCGGTTCGGCTTCGGCGCGCCGCTGCTCGCTCGACGCGAGGACGGCGAGATCATCGCAGGGCATGCACGGCTCGAAGCGGCGAAGCGGCTGCGGCTCGACATCGTGCCCGTGCGCTACCTCGACATCACGGCGAGCGAGGCGCACGTGCTCGCGCTCGCCGACAACAAGCTCCAAGAGAACCGCGAGTGGGACGACAAGGCGCTCGCTGCCGTGATCGACGAGCTCGAGGACTTCGGCGCCGACCTCACGCAAGGGACCGGCTTTGACGACGACGAGATCGACAAGCTGCTCGGCGCGGAAGAGCCCGGCGGCGGCGCAGATCAGGACGCGTCGAGCAAGATGGGCGGCGGGCTCGCGTATCGAATCGTCATCGAGTGCGACGACGACATGCACCAGGTGGAGCTGATGGCACGCTTCGAGGCCGACGGCCTCAAGTGTAAGCCGCTGATGTCCTGATGCGCGTCCGCGTCGCAGTCGAAACCGCCACGAGCACGAGCATTCGCGCGCGGCAGGTGTCGGCGATGTTCGACGTGCCGAGCGCGGACAAGTGCCGCCTCGAATGGGACATCGAGCTGCCGATCGAGGCGCAGCCGTGGAACGTCGGGCTTGTCGTCGGCCCGAGCGGCAGCGGCAAGACTACGATCATGCGCAGCGCGTGGGGCGAGCCTCCGCAGCTCGAATGGAATGCGGCGAGCGTCGTTGACGACTTCGCGCAGGCGCAGAAGATGGACGCGATCAGCGGTGCGCTCTCCGCGGTCGGCTTCAACACGATACCGGCATGGATGCGCCCCTTCCGCGTGCTCAGCAACGGCGAGCAGTTCCGCGTGGACCTCGCGCGGCGCATGCTCGAGCTGCCCGATCCGGTCGTCGTCGATGAGTTCACGTCGGTGGTCGATCGGCAGGTGGCGCAGTTCGGCAGCCACGCGGTGCAGAAGTTCGTCCGCAAGGCCGGCAGGCAGTTCGTCGCCGTTGGCTGTCACTACGATGTGATCGATTGGCTGCAACCTGACTGGGTGCTCGACATGGCCACGCGCCAGTTCACCCGGAGGTTGGTTCAACGACGCCCCACAATCGAGTGCATCGTTGGGCGCCTACCCTACGCCGCGTGGTCTCTCTTCGCTCCCTTTCACTATCTGACGGGTGAGCTGCATCGGAGCGCGCGGTGCTTCGGGCTCTGGGCGAACGGCAGGCTGGCGGCGTTCGCCGGCATGATGCACATGCCGCACCCCAAGGTCGGCGACATTCAGCGCTGCTCGCGCCTCGTCACGCTACCGGACTTCCAGGGTCTCGGGCTCGCGATGGTGCTGATCGAGAAGGTCGGCGCGGCGATGAAGGGCATCGGCAAGCGCGCCCGCGTGTACCCCGCGCATCCGGCGCTGGTTCGCAGCTTCGACGCGTCGCCGCTGTGGTCGATGCGCAAGGAAGCCGGCACAATGGCCGCCGCCAGTTCCGCCAGTTCCGCCAGTTCCGCCAGCGCAAGGGGTGAGATGGGCCGGATGGGCGCCCGGCCGTGCGGCGTCTTCGAGTATGTCGGCGCCGCCATGGACCGCACGCAGGCAACGCGGCTGATCGCGGCGTAGAGGCACCATGGCTGGACGTCCCACGAAGCTGACCGCCGAGGTCCGCCGCGTCATCTTGCAGGCGATGCGGATGCAGTTGTTCGCGGAGCAGGCAGCGGCGCTCGCAGGCATCGATCCCGCCACGCTCGACACGTGGCTCCACAAGGGACGCAACGGCGGCGCGTCGCTCTACGTGCAGTTCGCGCGCGAGTTCGAGCTCGCCAGGGTGAGCGGCGAGCGCACGCTCGTCGGCCTGATCATGAAGGGCGCGCAGGCGGGCAAGACCGACGACGCGAAGTGGATCCTTGAGCGCCGCGCGCCAAAGCGCTGGGGCTTGCAGGTGCGCGTGACGATCGAGCAAGAGCAAGCGGCGTTCCTTGAGCGTCTGCGCGAGCGACTGAGCCCGGAGGCGTATGCGGCAGTCATCCGGGCTGCGGTCGACGAGCCTGGGGAGGCTGCTGGCATCGGAAGCGGAGAGACTCGCTAAGCGCGAGGCCCACGACTTCTCCGCCTACCACAGCGCCGTCGCCCGCTTCGCCCTCGAGGTCTGCGGCGTCGTGCTCTGGTCGCGCCAGGCGGAGGTCGCCGCCGCGCTCGAGACGCACGACCACGTCGCCGTGAAGAGCGGCCACAAGGTCGGCAAGACGATCCTCGTCGCGATCGCGGTCTGGTGGTGGTGCAGCACGCGCAAGCTCGGACAGTCGTACATCACGAACGCCTCGTGGCTGCAGGTCGAAGAGTCGCTCTGGCCCGAGGTCCGCAAGGTCTGGCGGCAGGCGCTCGCGCGGGGCTACCGCCTCTCACCCGACGAGCCCACGAGCCCAAGCGTCGGAGTGCACTGGCCCGACGGCCGCAAGATCGTCTGCTTCTCGACGAATAGTCCCGAGCGCGCGGCGGGCTTCTCGGGCCCCGAGCTGTTCTTCGCCCTCGACGAAGCGAGCGGCATTCCGCGCAGCATCTTCGAGGCGATCACTGGCAACCAGGCGGGCGGCGCGAAAGAGCTGCTCACTGGCAACCCGACCCTTGCGAGCGGCGTGCTCTACGAGGCGTTCACGACATCCTCTCACCTCTACTCGACGCACACGATCAGCAGCGCCGAGACTCCGAACGCGAGCAACACGGACCCGTCGACGTGGCACCCGGGGCTCGCGGGCCGCGAGTGGATTGATCGCCAGCTCGCGATTCACGGTGCCGACTCGGCCTTCGCTGACGTCCGCATCTACGGCAACTTCCCGAAGCAGGGCGCGAATGCCGTCTGCGGCCTCGAGCTGGTCGAGGCAGCGCAGAAGCGACACGGGCTGCCCGACGCTCTGCCCTCGGGCGGCGCGCCGAAGCTCGAGCGGTTGCGCGTCGGCGTCGACGTGGCGCGCTTCGGCGACGACGACTCGGTGATCTACATGGTCCGCGGCTTCCGCACCATGAGGGTGCACGCCGTCCATGGCCACGACACGCAGCAGGTCTCGGGCCTCACCCGCCGGTTGGTAGCCGAGGAGAGCGAGCGTTACTGCCGCGAGAAGGCGATTCGCGCCGAACCCGAGCGGCCTGTCATCAAGGTCGACGGCATCGGCGTCGGCGCTGGCGTCGTCGATGCGCTGCGCGTTGGAACGCCACCAGGCGAGATCGTCGATGTGAACGCATCTGAGGTCGCCAACGACCAGACGCTCTACGGGCTGGCGCGCTCGGAGATGTGGTTCGCGGCGCGCGACTGGATTCGCGACGGCGGCACGATTCCACCGGACGCGAAACTGCTCGTCGGCGAGCTCACGGCGTGCCTCTACAAGTTCGACGCGCGCGGCCGCTACATGGTCGAGAGCAAGGACGAGCTGAAGGCGCGGCTGAAGCGGTCCCCCGACCACGCCGACGCGCTCTGCCTCGCGGTCTATGAGCCTGCCCGCCAGGTGGCGCGGTCGTTCCGAGTTCGAGGCCTATGACCGACCTTCTCACCGCCCTGCGCAGCACGCGCGCAGGCTACGACGTCGAGTGCACGTGGCACCGCTTCCTCGTCGACGCGTACACCGGCAGCGGCGGCTTTCTCGGCAGTATTCGCCAGCCCGCGGCGGGGTACTGGGGCGCGGCCGCCGGCGGCTACGGCAGTCGATCGACCGAGGGGCTCCGCGACGAGCTCACCTACCTCGACCGCTACGGCCGCGAGGACGAGGACAAGTTCAAGCGCCGGCGCGAGGTCGCGCACTACCTGAACTACGTCGCGCCGCTCACGGACATCAAGATCAGCTACCTGCTGAGCAAGCCCCCCACTCGCGAGAGCGCGCCTGACGTCGTCGAGGAGTGGCGTCAGAACGTCGACGGCCGCGGCACCACGTGGGACGAGCTCTGGTTGCTCGCGACGTACCGTGCCGCGATCTGCGGATGGATTCCAATCCTCGTCGATGCGCCTTCGAGCGATGGCGTCGCGACGCGCGCGCAGGCGATCGAAGCGGGCGTGCGGCCGAAGGCATTCGTGCTCTGGCCGAGTGCTCTGCTCGCGTTCAAGGTCGACGCCGGCGGAACCTTCGAGTGGGCCAAGATCCGCACGGTGCACACGGAGCAAGAGACCGCGCTCGCTACGCCGCACGAGGTCGAGACGATTACGATCTGGACGGCGGCCGACGCGACCGTCTACCGCATCAGCAAGATCGACGGCAAGGAGAGCGTGTCCGGGCCCGACGTGCGGCCGCACGGCTTCGGCGTCGTGCCGATCGCCGTCTACCGCAACAAGCCGGCGCTCTCCGATGACGAGGTGCTTGGAATCCCGATGCACGGTGATGTGAGCATCGAGGCGCGGCGGCTGTTCAACCTGCTGAGCGAGTTCGACGAGCACCTGCGCTCGCAGGTGTTCGCTCTGCTGCAGGTGCCGACCGACGCGCCGCTGAAGGACGGCGAGCTGACGATCGGCACCGACAACGCGCTGCCGATTCGCTCCGATTCGCAGCAGGGCTACGCGTACATCGCGCCCCCGGCGAGCGTCGCTGCCACGTACGAGACTCGCATCGAGGCGACCATCCGCGAGATCTACCGGATGGGCCGCGTGGAGTACACGCGCGGGGCCGGCGGGCCCGCGAGCGGCGTGGCGCGGCGGTACGAGTTCGCGAGCACGAACCGGGCGATCGGTGACTTCGCGGCGCAGAGCGCGAAGGCCGAGTCGTGGGTCGATGACATCGTGGGGCGCTTTCTGTCGGTCTCCGACGATGCTCGACGGGCGGCGCGCGTGAGCGCGCAAACCGACTTCGACATCGGCGACCTCGAGTCCGACATCAAGGCGACGCTCGATGCGGTATCGGCCCAGCTCGGGGCGACGGCAACCAAGCTCCTTCGCCGCCGGCTGATCGGGCGGATGCTGCCGAATCTGCCGAAGACGACCGCGGAAGAGATCGACGCGGAGCTCGACGCGCAGGCCGACGACGACGCGGTAGGCAAGGCGATGGCGGCAGAGATGCTCGACGCTGAGACGGCTGACGAAGAGGCCGCGGCCGACGAGGAGACCGATGGGGCAACCGGACCGGGTCGCTCGCCGGGAGCTGCTGGCGGCACGTCGAAGGGCGTTGCTGGCGGTGGCGCGCCGAGAGGCTCGTCTCGACAAGATCCACGCGAAGCTGCGCGCTGAGATCGTTGCGGAGATGCGCCGCGAGGGCGCGCGCGCTCTGCGAGACCCGAGCGCCGTGGAGCGCCTGCTGCGCGCTCGATTCGAGCGGCATCTGGCCGCGCGGGTCAGGGAGCTCGAGGGCGCGGTGCTCGAAGGCACCATGTACGGAATCGAGGCGGCGGCGAGCACGAGCGAGGCACTTCGGCTTCGGGTGCACATGACCGCGGGCGTAGACGCGATGCAGCTTGCGGGGCGGCGCATCGCGGGCGACGTGACGGTTGACCGGCTCTCGCTGTCGATGCGCGTGCGGGTGAACGACGCGCGCGCAGTTGAGGGCATGCGTCAGCAGATCGCGGCGAGCGCGAGAGCGCAGGAGACCACGATCGAGCTGGCCGAGCGGCTGCTCGACCAGGACCGCTACGGGGTGAAGCTGCCGGAGTACGTCGAGGCGCTGGTGGAAGCCGCGGGCGATGGTGAGATCGAGTCGGCGGTGCGTGCGTGGCGCGGGCGCATGAGCGCGCTCGGCGAGGTCGATGGTGCGGCGGGCACGCTGCACGGCAACTACACGGTCAGGTCGGCGACGCAGCGCCTCGTGCGCGACCTTCGACGCGCCGGCCCTGACGACATCGCGGGCGCGGTCGATCGGTGGGTGCTCGAACGCGCACGGCATCAGGCGCGCGTCATCGCGAGAAACGAGACCGTCGAGGCGTTCCGCGACGGGTACAAGGCGAGCACGCGCAACGAGCCGCACGTCCACGGCTACAGGTGGGCGCTTTCGGGACGACACCCGAAGGCAGACCCGTGCGATCTGCTCGCGAATCAAGACCTCTACGGACTCGGGCCCGGCGGCTACCCAGCCGACGAACTGCCGAGCACGCCTCACCCGTCGTGCCTCTGCACGCAGTCGGCGATCGTCGATGACCAGCACTTCCGGCGCGAGCTTGCTCGAGCACGCGGCGAAGCGGAGCCGCCGCGGCCGTGGGAGAGCGACACGCACGAGACGGCAGCCGAGTGGCTTGGTCGGCAGCCCGCGGCGTATCGGCAGCGGATGCTGGGCCCGACGCGCGCCGAGATGTTCACGCGTGAGCCTCACCGGGTGCTGGGGGCTCGCGGCGAGCTCCGGCCGGTGCATGAAGTGATGGGGCGGCCACCGCCCGGGCGAGGCGTGCGCACGGCGCGCGACCTTGCCGCAGACGCAAAGCGAACGCGACGTGTGGTCCTCGAGGACCGCGCCCGCATGGTGCAACCACGGCCCGCCACCGCGCGCGCCCGCTGACCGACCAGGAGACGCGACCACATGGGAACGATCAACGTACCGAACACGCCCCCGAGCAAGCTCGACGCGATCATCAGCTGGATCAACACGCTCTAAGCGTCGCTGCTCAAGCGCAACACGGTCCCGCACGCTGGCTTCACTGCGCTCGTGCCCGTCACGTCGGCAACGAACCTGGCCGGCGCCATCGTCATCGCGAACCTGCTTCGCGCGGCCTACACGGCGCACGCGGCCGACACCGGCGCGCACCTCGCGGCCGACGCGACGAACGCGATCGCGGCGCCCGTCGCGACCGACCAGGGCACCGTCAACACGCTGCTCACGGAGATCAAGGCGGACTTCAACGCGCACGTCGCGCTCGCCGCGTCGCACTACGACCTCGGCGGCGCAGGCGGTCCCGCTGCCGTCGCGACCGTCGCCACGGCTGACGCGACGACGCTGGGAACGAGCGTCGCTCTCGCCGACGCGCTGCTCGCGGCGTTCAACCGGCACACCATCGGCGCGCCAACGCTGACGCTTGTCGCGAGCTGACCGCGCGTGCCGCGGCGCGCGGGCAGCCCGTGCCGCGTCGCAAGTTCACAACCGCCCCGCGAACCGTCGCGCTGGGAACCACGGGCCTGACGGGTGCAATCGGACCGCGACGAGCCGCGGGAGGTAGAGATCCATGAACCGACTCTTGATCGCAGCAGCACTCCTGTTCGCTCCCGAAGGCGAGACCGGCGGAGGCGGCGGCACCCCGCCCGCTCCCACTGGCGAGCCGCCACCGAAGACCTTCACGCAGGACGAGGTCAACGCGTTCCTCGCGAAGGAGAAGAAGCGCTTCGGCGACTACGACGCGCTCAAGGCTGGGGCCGCGAAGGCGACTGAGCTCGAGCAGCAGCTCGCGAAGCTGCACGAGGAGCGCGAGCTCGCTGGCAAGAGCGCGGATGAGAAGGCGCGCATCGAAGGCGAGCGCGCGAAGAAGCGCATGGACGACGAGCGCGCCGTGATCTCGAAGGAGCGCGACGACGCGAAGGCGCTCGCCGTCTCGAGGGACATTCGCCTGAAGACGACGATCACGCGCACTGAGCTGAGCGCCGGCCTCGTCGGCGCGAAGGTGTACCCCGATTCGCTCGGTGATGCGGTGACGCTGATGGCGGCCGCGTCGAAGGTCGAGATCGTCGAGGACGAGGACGGCAACGCGAGCATCGCGTCGATCGTGCTCGGCGGCATCACCTACAAGACCGCGCGCGAGGCCGCCGAGGCATTCCTCAAGACCAAGCCGTACTTCGCCTCTGCGGGCGGAGGCGGCGCCGGCACGCCCCGTCCGAACGGCGGCGGCGCGATGCCGAAGGACCTGTCGTCGCTGCCCGCGGACCAGCTTGCGACTCTCGCAGCCAACGACCTGAAGTCCTGAACAACGACGTCCGCAGTCCGCGCCTCGAAGGCGAGGCCGCGGCCATTTAGCACGGAGAAAACAACATGGCTCTCACGCTCTTCGAGGCCGCCAAGATGGCGACTCGCCCCCTGTTCGTCGGCTTCGCCAAGGAGGTGATGACCGTCGACGAGACGTTCGGCATGCTGCCGTTCGTCGATTGCCCCGGCGACGCCCACCGCTACACGCGCGAGAAGGCCATCGCGTCCGCGGAGTTCGTCGACCCGAACACCGCGAGCATCACCGAGAGCTCGTCGACGTGGGATGACGTGATCGCCCCGGTGCGCACGATCCTCGCCGACGTCGACGTGAACAACCTGGCCGCCGCCGCGCAGAGCGGCCAGAACAACCAGACCGCGATGCAGCTCATGCAGAAGGGCAAGGCGGTCGGCCGAAAGCTCTCGCAGAAGGCCATCAGCGGCGGCTACATCACGGGCCACACGCTCGGCCTCGCCACGGACCCGTTCACGGCGCTCGCGTCGTACACGTACGGCCCGCACATGGACTCGGACCGCTTCGGCCCGGGCAGCATCAAGTACGTGCACGCCACGGCCACGTGGAGCTTCCGTGCCCCCGGCGACGTGGCGTACGGCGCGGGTGTCGTCGTCGCGGCCGGCGTGTCGACCGTCACGCTGCCGAGCGACAACCCGAGCCGCTACATCCGCGCGACGATCACGGCGGCGACCGCCACGCAGAACGGTGAGTCGAGCATCGTCTTCACGACGACCACGTACGAGCCCGAGGGGCTCAACCGGCTCATCACGACCGCGCAGACGATCACCTCGACTGGCGCTGACGGCGACGCGTTCGGCTTCGCGACGCTCGACCGGCTCATCAGCAAGGTCAAGGTCGGCAGCAATCGCGCGTTCGTCATGCCGAGCGAACTGATCGAGAAGTTCTTCGCGATCAACCGCGCGCTCGGCGGCGCGGCTCCGCGCGAGATGGCGCTCCCCGGGTACTCGGGCATGGTGCCGTCGTACCGTGGGATCCCGATCCTCAAGAACGAGTGGATCCCGACGACCGAGGCGAAGGGCGCGGCCACCACGCTCTCGAGCTGCTACCTCGTCGCCTTCGACGCAAACGACGGCTTCTACGCCTTCGCGGTCGGCGCGAACGGCCAGGCAGTCGCCGAGAGCGACCCCACCAAGCGCGCTGTCATGGGCTTCATGCTCGAGTTCGTCGGCACGCGTGAGGCGAAGGACAGCAAGCAGTGGCGCGCGAAGTTCTACGGCGGGTTCGCGCTGAAGAGCACCCTCGCCGCGGCGCGCGCGTCGCAGATCATCACGGCCTGAGCCAACCGCCGCGCTCCCTCGTAAGGGGTGAGCGCGGCGCAACCTCGCTCGTGAAGCTCAGTGGTAGAGCGCTCCCCGCAAAGGGAGAGGCGCGGTGGTTCGATTCCCCCGCGAGCGACCCCGAAGAAGACACTCACGAGGCGTCCCGTATGAATCTCTCAAGCATCGTCTCACCCGACGGCGAAGACCCCGCACGCTGGCGCGTGCGCGTCATTGGCCACGCGGGCACAGGCATCATGTGCGGGATGCTGTTCACCGACGGCGTGTGCGCCGAGCCGGCGCGCGACACACAGGCGCGGAAGATCCTCGCGGCGATCGGTGTCGGCGTCGTCGTCGAGCCGTGGGAGGCCTCGCCCCGCGCGGGAGGCTCCATTCGAAGTGGCTGCCGCGGCAGAGGGCGAGGATGCGGCGGAAGAGCCGCCAGCGCCCGCGCCGAATAAGAAGCGCGGCCGGTGAACATCGTCGGCGAACTCGACGTGTCGGAGGCGCAGGCCGCGCTTGACCGGCTCGATGACGAGCTCGCCGCGCTCCTGCCGCAGTGGATGCGGCAGAGTCTCGACGCCGTCGCCGCGACCGCGCGCGAGACGACCAGCTTCACGGACCGGTCGGGAGCGTTGCGCAACAGCATCGGGCGCGGGCCAGGCGGTGTCTACGAGGTCGACGGCGACGCGGACGGCATCACCGGCGCGGTCGGCACTGGCGTCTCCTATGGCGCGCACATCGAGTTCGGCACCAAGGCGCACATGGTGCGGCCGAAGCTGCGCACGGCGCTGCGCTGGCCCACCGCCGGCGGCTTCGGGTTCAGCAAGGGGCACATGGTCTCGGGCATTCAGGCGCGCGAGTTCCTGCAGGGCGCGCTCGACGCTCGCTTCCCGGGCATCGTCGACGAGCTCACCGCGGTCGTTCAGCTCGCCGCGCTGCGCGCGGGACTTGGGGGCGCATGACGATCTCCGTGGGCAGCGTGGCGACCGACGCCGACCTGGTGAACGAGCTCGGCGGAGCGGCTGCGCTCGCGAACATCCTGCCGGCGGACTGGGCCGACGCAGAGCAGGCGCGAACGCTCGCGCTCGAGGACGTGATCGAGTCGCTGCGCCGCCGCTCCCCGCCGGTGGCTGAGAACGACCTCGCCAACGTCACGCAACTACGCCGCGCGGTCACCTACGGCGCGCTCGAGCGCCTCTACCGGATGGCGATGCACGGCGTTGATGACGTCTACGCGGTGCAGCGCAAGCTCTACGACACGCGCTTCAACGCTGAGGTGGCGGGGCTCTCCCCGCTGCTGCTCGGCGGCGCACGCGGGTCGGTCGGCAGCATCGGGATCGCGCGCCGGTGACCATTCATTCCGACTTCGACCGCGCGACGGACCCTGTGGTCGCCGCGCTCGCCAGCGTCGGCAAGGCGGGCGTCAACGCTCGGCTGCAGGCGACTCTCGGGGGCGACGCGGTCGTTGCGGCGCTTGGCTATCCGGCACCGCTCGAGATCCTCAGCGCCGCAGAGCTGCCGGCGCTCGCTGTCTACGTGCGGCGCGAGCGCATCGAGCGCACGTCGGCCCGGGCGCTCGCGAACCAGGACCGCGTGGCGACCGTGTGGATCGACTACGTGGCGCCGGCGACGCCGCTCGCGAAGATCGCGACGCGCTGGCCGTTGCTGCGCGCCGTCTGGTGGGAGCTCGTGCAGTCGCTCTCGACGCCGGACGCCGCGGGCCTCGCTACGCTGAAGGCCGCCGGCGTCATCGTGGTCGATGTTGACGGCGCCACCGTCGACTTCGACGTAGCGCCGGGCGCGGGCGGCGGCACGCCGTTTCCGTTCTTCCGCGCGGTGCTCCCGGTCACTCACCGGGGCGCAGCCGATCTCTCTGCGCTCGCCGACCTCGTCGACATGGACGTCCGCTACCTGCTCGACGGCCTGCGCGCGAGTGAACAGCCGATCGTGCGCGACATCGTAGGCGGCCCGCCTCTCACCGACTCCGAGGACACGTGACCATCTCTCTCCTCGAGGCCGCGCTCGACCAGCCCGACGCCCTGCGCCCGCACGCGGTACGGTCGGTGTCCGGCGCGCGCTCTGCCATCACGACGGCCGCCGACCTGTGGGGCGGCGCTGCGGCGCTCCGCGCTGTGCCGACGTCCGCGTCCACCCTCTCGCTCGTCTCGAGCAGCGCAGCGGATGCCGCGGCCGGTACGGGCGCGCGCACGGTGCGCCTCGAGGGTCTCGACGCTTCGGGCGCCGAGCAGACCGAGGACGTCGCACTGAACGGCGTCACGCCGGTGGCGTCGAGCGCGCTCTGGCTGCGCGTCAATGCCGTCTACGCGCTCACCGCCGGCAGCGGCGGCGTGAACGCCGGAGACATCACCGTCACGCACACGGGCGCTGGCGCGCCGATAGCGTTCATCGCCACGGGCGACGGCCGCGCGCTGATGGCGGCCTACAGCGTGCCCGCCGGGCGCGTTGCGCTTGTGCTCGCGCTGCGCGCGCAGGGCGACGACGTCGTCTCGTCGCCCGAGGTCACGCTCTACGAGCGGGCCGGCATCGCAGGGACGGCGCCCGTTCTGCGCGCGGTCTCGAAGCTCCTCGTCGACGGCCGCGGCGTGGCGATCGACTTCCGAGCCTGCCCCTACATCGAGGGGCCTGCCGACATCTTCGCGCGCGCCGTCAGCGGCGTGAGCGCGCGCATCACCGCGCAGCTCGACGTCCTGCTCGCCAGCGCCTGATCGGAGTCTTCATGCCAACCGTCTGCGTTGTGGCCGTCCCCGGCCGCATGTGCCCCATGCCTGGCCGCCCGGGCGCGTTCGTCGGACTGCGCCGCGTGCGCGTCACACCGGAGACGCCCGCGCCCGACGGCGCCCTCGTCGCGGGTGGCTTCGCGTTCATCGCGACCGACGCCGCCGTCGAACTGCCCGACACCACCGACCTCCGCCGCGCGCTCTCGCGCGGCGACTGCGCTCTCGCACCGATGCCCACCGCCCCCGCGCCCGCTCTCGCAGCGGACGATCCGGAGACCTGATCCATGACCCTCACCTCTGTTTTGGACACGGCCTATAAGGTCCCTGGTTCGTTCATCGAGGTCGCGCTCGGCGTCGGCCCGCGCTCGGCCGGTGACGCGCCGCGCAAGGTGTGCCTCGCCGGCCATCGACTCTCCACGGGCACCGCCACCGTCAACGTGCTCGTCGCGGTGCAATCGCCCGACGACGCCAAGACGCTGTTCGGCGCTGGCTCCGAGCTGCACCGCATGGTCGTCGCCGCCTTCCTCACGAACCCGGGCGTGGCGCTCTACGCGCTGCCCCTCGACGAGCCCGGCGCGGGCACCGCGGCGTCGAAGACGATCACCTTCGCGACCGGCCCGACCACGGCCGACGGCACCATCGTCGTCACCATCGGCGGCGAGTCGATCAGCGTGGCCATCCCGAGCGGCTCGGCAATCGCCGCCATCGCGACGCTCGTCGCCACCGCGATCAGCGACCAGACCAACTGGCCCGTGACCGCTGCTCCGCTGGCGGGCGTCGTCACGATCACGGCGCGCCACAAGGGCACGCGCGGCAACCGCATTTCGGCGCGTTCGAGCGGCACGTTGACGGGTGTTACGATGACGCACGCGAGCGGGTACCTGACCAGCGGCGCGACGGTCGACACGATCACCACGGCCCTCGCCGAACTCGCCCCCGAGCGGTTCCACTACCTCGCCGTCGCGCACGACGACTCGGTGACGATCAACCTCTTCCGCGACCACGTGAACACGTACGCGGCGCCGCTCGAGGGGCGCCGCCAGCAGGTCGTGGCAGCGACCATCGACACGCTCGCGAACGCGATCACTGTGGCGACCACCTGCAACGCGGCGCGCGTCCAGTGCGCCTGGCACTACAACGCGGACGACCAGCCGTCGCAGATCGCGGCGGCGCTCGCAGCGAAGCGCGCTCTGCGCGAGGGCGCGGACGCTGCAGCGAACATCTCCGGGCTCGAGCGCGCGGAGCTGCCGGGCCTGCGCACGCAGCCGGTGGCGGCGGACCGCCCGCTCGGCTCCGAGCTGCAGTCGGCGCTGAACAACGGCCTCACGCCGCTCGCGGCGAGTTCGGGCCGCGTGTACGTCGTGCGCGGCGTCACGACGCGCAGCCTCGACGCGGCGGCCAACCCCGACTATGCGGTGCTCGACACCAGCAAGGTCACGGTCCCCGACTTCGTCGCCGACACGATCGAGAGCAACTGGGGCGCCTTCGCTGCGGTCAACCCGAAGGTCGGCCCCGACCCGACGGACCCCGAGGAGATGCCGCTCGAGGGCGTCGCTACGCCGAAGATGGCGCGCGACTGGCTCTATGGGCAGCTCAAGGAGCACGAGGCCGCGGGGCTCATCACCGACGTCGACGTGCTCATCGACTCGCTGATCGTCGAGCTGGCCACGTCGCCCGCGGGGCGCCTCAACTCGGTCGTGCCCTGCAACGTCATCGAGTGGCTCTGCCAGCTCGCCGCGAGCGTTCGCCAGGTCGGCTGAGACACCACGGCGCACGCCACCTAGGAGCTACGACTCATGGACCAATACAGCGGGACCGCACAGGTCATCTTCAACAACCGGGTGCTCGCCGAGTGCGACGAGGCGACGTGCAACATCATGTCGCAGAACCAGGAGGTCAACACCTTCAAGAAGGGTCTCGCGGGCTTCTCGCGCGGCCCCACGAAGGTGGAGATCTCCCTCGGCTCGGCCGTGCCGATCGCGGGCTATGAGGTCGACTACGAGGACCTCTGCGTCAAGAAGCTGCCGTGCGTCGTCGTGATGATCGACGCGGGCAAGCGCCGCCGCTACGAGGGGTGGATCGACACCGTGGACAAGGCGCGCAGCACGAGCGCGTCGGCGAAGGCCACCGTCAAGTTCATCGGCAAGCCGGTCGGCTCGACCTTCTGATGGCGACGTTCACGGACGAGCGCATCGCGGCGATGCTTCGCGGGCGCCGCCAGGTGTTCCGCGTGCCGTTCCCGGGGAGCGCTGACGTCGAGGTCGGCTTCCGCATCCTCACCGACGCGGAGCTCGACCACTGCCGACTCGAGGCTGCGCGGCAAGCGAAGAAGCTCGGCGCCGACCTCGACGCCGACCCCGAGCTGCTCGAGCGGCTGATCGAGCGGCAGATCGTGTGGCGCGCATGCGTCGACCCGGACAGCGACGCGGAGAAGCCCGGCGCGTTCTTCCCGTCGGCGTCGGACGTCGCGACGCTCGACAGTGTACTCGTGCGCGAGCTGAGCAACGCCTACATGGAAGTGCAGGAGCTGGTCAGCCCGCGCGTCACGCTGGATGAGGCGGGCGTGAAGGAGTTGGTCGACGCGCTGGGAAAAGAGCCCGGCGCGACGGCGCTCTTGACGCGCTTCGCGCCGCCCACGCTGATCGCCTGTGTGCGTTCTTTGGCTGCCCGGCTCAGGACGTCAGCTTCGAGCAGCTCATCTACTTCGCCAGCCTCGTGAGGGGCTAGCGCTTCACGCCGTCGGCGATCAGCTTCCGGGCTGCGTCGGCGCGCGTGAGGTCGAGGCCCGTCTCCCGGCTCACGCGGGCGCGGTAGGTGTCGAGCTTCTTCAGGAGCGCGGAGTCGAGGCGGACTGTGATTGCTTTGTCGTAGGTCATTGGCATCTGTTGTAGCTCATCGATTGGGCCGAAGCCCCTTGCCTTGTCTTGCCTTGTCTTGCCGTGCCGTGTCTCGCGGTGCCGGGCCGGGACTTGTCTTGCCTCGCCGTGATTGGCCCAGCCGTCGGCGATGAAACCGACCGCTGGGGTACTGCCCACGCCTTGTCTTGCGATGCCCCGCCGCGTCCTGCCCTGCCAAGCCCTGCCACGACCGGCCGAGCCGCACTACTTCTCCCGGAGCGCCTCCAGCGCGCGCTGCAACGGAAGGAATGCCGTTTTTTTCTGCGTCTCGATCGACGCTACCAGCTTCCGCTGTGACGCCGGGCTTCCCGTGCCATCGACCAGTGAGAGATAGCTGGCACGCGCGATCAGGGTCGACCGCGCGTCCTGCGGCACATCCTCATACTTGATCGCACGCGCCTTGCGCCCGCCCTTGCGCGCCTTCGCTCGGGTGCCCTTCACGTCGGTGGCGAGCGACGCCGCCGCCTCCTCCGCGTCGAGACGCTTCAAACCGACGTCCTTGACGCACCCAAAGATCAGCCGGTCATCGCGCATCACGATCCGGCGCGCGGTGTCGAGCGAGCCACGGTGCTTCTGCACGCTCATGCCGATGATCTTACTCATCTCCGCATAGGTCACGACGTCGCCCGGCTTCGCTTGCCGCAGACGCGACACCAAAATGCCCGACTCGATCGACAGCGCCGGGATGATGCGGACGGTCTTCGGATCAGCCACTCGCGACCTCTTCGAGCGACGTCACGGCGAAGCGTCCGTAGTACCCATTCTTGCGCGGGCGGAACCGGCCGATCCCCACAAGGCTCCCCGCTTCGGCGAGGTGTCGTGCGAGCACGTCGCGCGTAATCGTCTCGTCCACGACGTGGAACGTAACGGCGCCCTCCCACCGCTGGATCATCGGAAACCACTTGGTCACGCGCTTGCCGTCGCCGCGAATGCCCGAGGCCGGCACGAACAGCTCTTCCCCCGGCACCTCAGCCGCGAGCGAGTCGAGCACCACCGGATCGATCACGAGGATCCCAGACTCGAAGTGCTTGGTGTACGTGCTCTTGCCCTTGCCCGGGATCTGGATCCCGAGGTACTTCGCCGCTTCGCTCAGGCAGTTTTTGAACGACATCGGCGGAATGAACACGTGGCCATCCTCCGTGACGTGCATCCGGTTGCGCCACGTGCGCCTCTCGTAGTCCTCGTGCGATTCCTTCTCGAGCTTGTCCGTCGTGT